GTCATCTTGATCCGCCATTATTCATATCCGCTTATCTCTATTTATCGTGTTCTCAGCGGGGTATAGGCTGATTGGTGCGGGGGATTGCTCCCCCGCTTTTGATAACACCACTACAATTCAAGAGCTCCGGTGGCACCCATGCCAGCGACGGTGTTAGGCCCGGTATCGCCACGTGACAGGATTCCGAAGATGGCGATAAACGTACCGGCCGATCCGTTACCAACTACGGCACCCATGTCGATGTACCGTTTTCGCCCGCGCAGGTCGATGTTGAAAACGAAGAATCCGTCATCATCAGTTGCGCTTGGAAGTGCGGAAGTATTGCCGTCGATATCGGTACTGGTGCCAAAGACCAGACCAGTAACATCCGCGTGCCCGGACGCTGAAGCGTCGCTCTCGGTCACCTTCAGCGCGGTCATTGCGATATCGGTTGCGCCAACCTGACAGACGATAGTCAGATAATCCCATCCGACAGTATCAATCTCGGCGACGGTAACGGCCGAATCATCGATGATCGCCGCTGGCGGAGTCATCGAAACATATTTCACTTTTTGAAGTTCGTTCATTTTAATAACTCCTTATTCGCCGATCAGAGCGACGATAGGCCCGGCGTTGCTGGCATCGCCAACGCCATGGACATTGATGTCAAACCGCTCGGTACTGATGATCTTGGTCTGCCGGTAACTCGACAGGCTGTATGGATCAACCATCACCTCGATACCGCGCCGATCACCAAAGATCACGCCCATGCGTAGATCCCCGAAGATGGCCATGGCCACATCGGACAAATCGGTCAGCACCTTCGGCATGGCCGGGGAAGTTACGATATCGTAACCGGCCCAGGTGTCTACCTCGCCCTCGGAAAGATTCTGCTTGCTGTTGCCACCAGCGGCATCCTTCAGCCGGCCAAACATATTGGCCTTGCCGGGTCGTGAAGTGAACCAGGAAGGCATCAGACCAGCAACATCCTGAATAGCACCCATGACCTTGCGCAGATCAGCGGCGGTGATCTCGGTAAACAGATCATTGCCTGATGCCGCGTCAACGGCGCCAGCGAGGCCAAGAATCTTGGCGCGGATGCCATGGATTCCACCATATGTGCTGGTGCCGTCACCGTTAAAGAGGCAACCATCCTCTTTCACAGCAAAGGCTCTGGCCTGCTTCTCGACCAGGTGATCCGCCAGATTGATCGCGGTGTCCTCGGCGTAGCTGTTGGATACACGGGACTCTGCCGACACCTCGCGAGCGGTCAGGTTGATGTTGTCGAACTCTGGATTCGACTCCGTATTCGCCGCTTCGCGCCCGACGAAATACGCGGTCACATCTGCAGAATCACGCGGCACATTTGCCGTATCACCAGACATCGGATGAACATAGCAGTGTTGGCGTGCGATGCCGTATTGCTCGCGCAGGGAGATAATCGGCAGGACCATCTCATCCGGTATGATCGAGCTGTTGGTGGTCTGGCCGGTCATTACCCGGACGCCGTAGTCCTTGCACCAGCGTGCGGCGTTTTTATCCTTGAATACCTCGGCCAATGCCCACATGCCGGCGCGATAGGCTGCCTCTTCGGCCTGCGGACGGCTCCCGCCATACAGGCTAGGCCTGAATGCACGCAGCTTGCTGCCCGCCATCGGTACACGCATCTCAACGCGGTCGGCCTTTGGAACGGACGGGACAGAACGCAACCTATCAGCTTTATGCTTCCGCACTGTCTCCTGAAAATCCGCAACGGTGGAATCGAGGGCAATATGATCCTCTGCCTCTTGCTCCATCCCGAACCGCTTTCCGATCTCACGGATTCGGCTGTCGATAGGATTGCGATCCGTATTGGACGCTTCAGCTTGACGTTTTTCTTCAGCCAAGCGATTCTCCTCTGCCTGTCGTTTCTCCTCTGCCAGACGCTCTTCTTCCGCCTGACGCTCTTCTTTGTTCCTGATTTCATCAGGCATGGCATTACCCTCCAGTTGGGGTTGTAGATCTGCCGACCGGCCAACCTGTGCGGTCGTGTCAGCAGGGATTGAAACCATTGATATTTCCATCGGCTCCCAGTCCGTTACCCGGTACACATCACCGTCATCACCGGACTTTTCAAGCCTCACCTCATGAACCATGTATCCAACCGATACATTTCGTCGGATACCATCCTGTACATCCCGGAAAATCTCATCCCCGAGCTGCCCGCGGCTGAATCTCACGCTTGCGCGTCCAACTCGATCAGCGCCGATCTCTACCGACTCAACCACGCCGATCTGTTCGCCTCCTCGATGCTGATTCAACAACGGCGCACCGTCACGCATCCGGCCAAGTCTAATCGCGCCAGCGCCATGGTCGAGGATTTCACTACCGAACCAACGCTCGACGGGTGTCTCGCTGGAAAAAGCGAGATCGACAGTACGTGTCTCTTCGTCAATCGCCCGTACTTCACAAGGCTGAAACCGTTCTTGTTTCTTGCGCTTGATGTCTTCAATCTTGATCGGCATCGTCTATCAGCTCCTTTTGCTGTCCAGAAATCACGGACTCGATTGGTATTCCACGCGCTTCCAGCTCAGCCATGTCGGATTCAAGCTCGTCCCATACGTCCTGGGGGTCGCGGCCAGTTTCCCGGATCACATCAGAGATTGACCGAACACGAAGCCTGATGGCTTCTTCATTCGCCTTGATATCTTTCAGGGGATCAACCCACTGCCAGCGGCGAGGCTGCCACGCCACGCGGCGCGCTTCGGTATGCTTTGCTTCCGGGATAGCGATCACGCCGCTATCAAGTATCCAATCCAACCACTTCTGAAGCACGCGATCACAGAATGACTCTATGAACCACTCCTGAACCATCATCCACATGTCACGCTCGATGATGGCGCCCTGGCGCAAGCTCGAATAATTGACGCCTTCCAGGTCATTGGCCAGCGCGTTGTAGTTAACCCCCAGACCGGTAGCAATCGAGCGGAGGCATGACTTCACGAACTCCCCATGGGATGTATTCGGGTAAGCTGGATCCCATCCAACAAAATCCCAGCCTTCAGGCAGACGCTCGAAGGTTCCAGGCGAAACGTCCTGCACCAGATCGCCATCACCCGACTCTTCTTCTGGCATCGGGCTGGCATCAGGCTGGCGCCTGTAGAATCCCATCTTTGCAGCGGCCACTCGGGCTGCGGTGATCGCCGCATCCTCATATCCTTCGAGCATGTGCAGGCGAAGCAAGCCGGTCGATATCCACGGCACGCCCCTGGACTGCCAAGTCCATTCCGGCAGGAAAACATGGATAATCTCCGATGCGGGGACACGCTCATGACTCGATTGAGACTGATACCCGCCGCCCTGGATGCTCGGTTCATCAGTCAGGTGATAGGCAACCGGTCGGCGCCACTCATCGAACTCTATGCCCATTCGGATCTCGGATCGCTTGCCGTCCCGTGTCTGGTTCATGCGCACATCGAGGCATTCCGGGTCGATCTGCTGCAGCGCGAATCCGAATCCGTTATTCCATCCCTCGACGATGCGGAATATCGCCTCGCCATCGCGGGCGGCTGTTCGTACAGCTTGCTTTGTTAGAGACTTGAACGATGACTGCCCAGTGACATCCGTTATTCCGCGCTGCACCCACTTTTTCCAGGCATCCTCAACGGTCGATTGAATCCGATGATCCGGCTTCCCGTTGCGCAGTTTAGCGCGGGACTGCAGGACAATGCCCTGTCGGCCTATCACATTCGATTCAACCATGGACAGGAACCCGCGCACATGATCGACGTTCTGAGCTGCATCCCTAGCCCTGGCTCTCAGCAGGCTCAGTCCGTGCCTGATATCGACATCGGGAGACCGGAGCACGGCATCCCAGTTGTCGGCCATCGTAGATACCTTTCCGCCGTTCCATTGGCGGTGAGGAAATTGCACGATTTTTGGTGCCGTCATGACGCAAACCTAGTATGGACAGTGCGACCGGTCCCCAACCCTTTGCGAATATTTTCTGCCTGCTCTTCGGATTCGACTTCGGATTTGTAACGACTGCGCAGCTGAATCAAAATTGATTTATCACTGGAGAGTGCGCGGGGACCATGGGTAAAGCTGATCTGGTCAAGCTGGGAATTAGTCGCCTGCCCTTCGAGCGCCGCCTCGATTGCATCCAGCATGGTTTTTGCGTGGGTGCGATTGTCGTATGTGGATGCGGCGGACAGATCCGGCAGGACTTCGATGGTGCCGTATTCAAGGGTGAAACGGTCGGTGGCGTCACTTACATGAGCAACCCAGTCGTAGGCGCCAGCAGTATAGTCTGCAGTGGTTGTGGCATCTTCATCGATCAGATGATCTGTTCCAGATGCGGAACCAGTAATAATGATCTTCCCGGAACTCGACAGCAGTGAGTAGGTAAGCGTCCAGACGTCAGCGGGATAATCGGAAAGAACCCGCTTCCACTGCAGCGTATCGCCAGCACGAATGGAATCAGGCTCGCCGTATGGTATTTCTAACATGCTTGAATCTAAGCATGTGTTCTGTCAAAAAATAAGGCAAAATTTTGACGGATTTCAGTTTTTATATCGGTTTAGCCAGTTGTGCGCTGTCTGGCGACTTGCTCCGTAGCGTTTTTTTAGTGTCTTTGTGGTATCGCGTGGTGATATTTCAGGTTTTTCAAGGCGCGGAAAGTAAATGCGTAACCCCCCCAGCTTCAATCGAATGGTTTGTATTGCCTCCTCTGGAGAATTGGCGTGCTTGATAATCTGAAGTAGATCGTCGTAGATCACATGCGCCACTTTTGCGTGTAGGATTTTTTCTTGATTTTCGGTGTCGCCGGTTCCGATTTTTTCTTTTTCTCTGGAATAATCGCTTTCTTCAACCGCTCCCACTGCGGATCGGCCAGCAACAGCGCGGCGTGGGCGTAGACTCGACAGTCGAGCGCCTCGTTCCTTGGCCTGACCTGGCGCCACTCATTAACCGGCCGGCCTTTCTTGTAGCGGGTAATCAGTTGTTCCGCGGTCAGCTGCTTGAAATACTCCTCGTCCCGGTCTATCGGGAAGTGGCAGTATCCATGGCCGGGAGTCAGAATCTTTAATCGACGCATCAAAACAATTTTTGCTTCATCCGTGCCGATCAGTTCCGGTCGGGCTTTTTTGCTTTTGCGTCTAGCTAAACGTCGGGCTCGGTTAGTCATAGAT